GATTATCTCACTAAATGTGTCATGGTATTTCAAAAGAATAGAGGCCTTAAGCAAGATGGTTATGTTGGATTGATTACAACATACTATCTGCTCAAAGGATAAATACATGAGAGCTACTTTAGGGTAGCTCTTTTTTATTACAGGGAGGTGAGAAAATGGCAGAGAGCATTGAGCTTCAAATCAAGTCGGACGCGCAACAAGCAACTAGAGCCATAAGCAATTTACAAAGCAAGTTGCAAGGACTTGGAAGTACTCTCAAT